TTTTCATGTTTTTCTTCTAACATTGACTGAAGAAATATAAACCACTTATCCAATATCATTCCTGGATCCGTCAGAATAATTGAATAGGTATATCCTGATAAGGCAATGCAAAAAGATATAATGATAAATGTTATCATACCAATATAGGGTTATTATTTTCAGTTAAAATAGGTTCGTATCCCGTCGGAGTATCTATTTCAGTGTATAATTTTTTAGGACATCCGCATAATCCTAATTTAAACTCTTCCACACATGATAAATTAATCCTAAAATCTACGACCATATTAAGAGCAAAAAAATCAAATGGGTATAAAAGATATTGAGTTTTGATCTCATCATAAGTATAGCGCCCAAATATCGCGTTACTTTTTACAACTTCCGAGATAGATGTTATTCGTATTTCCCGGTAAACCCCGCTTTGAATTACGCCTTCTGGTAAATTAGCCATGATACTCAAAATAGCCTCTGTAGATCCTGTATGATAATCACAATCCATCAATTTCGAAAGATTAAGCCAACAAACTAATGTAAGACGACTTGTAAATGATACCCATCTCTTTTCTCTATACGTCATCGTTATCCCAGCATCTTCAAAATAAATTATTGATTTGTATTTTGAATCAGGAATTAAGTTTTTGTAGGCTCCTGAAATGCACGCTTCACTTGTTACATCAGAAGCAATAGGGTATGTTTTTAAAACCTTTGTATTATTAGGACCAGGGACTTCTACTTTCAAAGGTCGTACAAGTCCCGCTATCTTATCGATAAAAGGCAATAGTTCAATTTGAGATTTCAGTATGTTTGCTATTTTTTCATTCATAATCCGTGCGCTCTAAATATTTCAAGAATGCCATTGTCATAATCTTTTTTCAAATCCTCTATTTCAGACTTTGATAAATCTAAAATAGTTCCAAAGGCTTTTGTATTTTTTTCAAGTTTTTCATAATTGCTGGGAGCTTGTACGGTTTTATTTGTTGCTGCAATTGCTTTGTCTTTTCTTTTATGTGCTTTTACGGGCACTGAATAACTACCACCGGATTGTCCCTTATCCATTGCCGTTATTACCGCTATTTTATCATTGCTTCGCTCTTTTATTAACTGAATGTTAGTCCACATTCTATTAGTAAAAGAAAAGTCTGTAAACCCTTTATTCTTGCCTTTTTCTGTCTTGTATTTATTGTACCAATCCGAATAGGGCTTAAACTTTGAACCATTGGCATCTGTTCCACTTGTTTGTATACGTTGTTTAATTGTCGCAATAGCTCCGTTAGCAATGCCTATGAGTAAATTAGCATGCATTGCCGGCAAGTCATTAATTAATTCATCCATTCTTTGTACATACTCTTCTGATGTCATAATTTCTGTGAGCTAAATCGTGCGTTTTGAACAGGTTTACAAGCTAAACACCCATATTGAGAAATATCAATATTATCAGCAATAAAATTTATCATTGCCGTGTATCTTAAATTATAAAATTCACGGTTGTTATTTATTGTGTCTAACCCTAAAGTTATGTCCCTCGTTATTTCATTTGTATCAAGAAAATAATCCATTGTAAACTCACCCCATTTGTAAGCGATTGCATGAGCGACGGCTTGGCCGATTTCATCATATTCAAAGTCCATATTCTCATTACAGAAATAAATGTACTTATCGCAGGTAAATTCACCTATTAAAATAATCCCGTTCATGGCCTGAGTTACACCCCAATCGTCGCGATCTGCAATGTCATCGCCTTGTATACCTCCGATCATTGCAAACTGTCTCCAACGATCTTTAGTAGCTTTTGAATCTGCAAAACATGGATGCTCTCTGTTATAACACCAATTCACGCCACCGCACCCGCACGTAGGTCTGTTGTCTTTAGGATTCTTAAGTCCTCTGTTGTATAAAAAGAAATACTCAAGATTGTCGTAATTGTCATTTGATAAAGGCAAATCAATTGGTGTAACGAGATTCGTTATACTTATTTTATTCGCTAACGAGGATACCTCAATTGTCTCAATAATATCCTCGGTAATGTTGTTATAGATGTCAATATCGAAAGTTTCAGTTCGGTCCATTAAAATTCCAATAGCCTTTAAGGTAAAGAATGCACCTTTGATGTCATTCATATACATTCTTATTCCGGCCGTATTCTTAGTCAAAGTTAAATTGCCTTTAAATCGTTGGCTCCCTATATTACCGATAAAAGGATCATGTTTTGGTTTGTGGTATTTTAATAGCTCTTGAATAATATCAATCTTAAATGTCCTTACAGCATTTTCATAAGCTATTGAAATCTTTTCATATAACTCCCCTCCTGTTTCTTCGATACGTTTTAAAGACATACCCTTTAACTCGTCCAGGTAAAGACCTGATAAACTTTGATTATAATTTGAAGGTCTATCATATTCGTCAATACAAGTCTCTGACCGTGTTATACCTACAATTTCGCTCCAACAATCTTTTAATACACTCATGACTTTTTATCTATTAAAAAAGGGTAGGATAAAATTACCCTACCCTTTTTGATATTGATTAAACATTAAGTTACATTAAGTCGGACTACCGCATTTAAAGGCAAGTACTCCGGTATTTGTTTCATCGCAGGGGAAAGGATTGGTATAAAATCCACCGTGCAACTGAAGTTTGAACGCTGTGTAATACTCGTTTGCATTACAGGTTTGCTGAACAAATACATCATAACTAATGCCTGGCAAATTGTTCGAAGGAATCGAATAAATCATGCGGTCGCCTGGTTTCTTAATCGCACTTGCGGCACCGGCAGGGTTCCAAACTTTTGATGCAAAATAAACTGAGCCCGGTTCAAATATATAGGTTTTACCTGCATATCCACCGATCAAATTTTCTGGATCAAAATATGGGGTGTTGATCGATGTCAACTTCGCCATTGCACCTTTTCCGTCAGCATTTGCACCGTCCTTCATGATATTCCACCACATAGCCCAAAGATTTTTGCCATCAAGTACTACAGGAGAACTGAATTTATTCATCCTGGCTACCATTGCAAAATAAGCAAAAAGGTATTCGTTCCATGAGCTTGCAGGGATATAAGTCAAATCGCCTACGACCGTCCCAGGTGCATCAGTATCTACATTCACACCGGCATTGGCGTCTAACCCAGCTATAATAAGAGCTGCAACCTTTTCATCCATTGCTTTTAAATGCAATAGTAAATTGTTGGCAATTGCCATCTGCATATCTGTTGTGCGCGTACGAAATGCACGTTCAGCAACCATAAAGGATGTCTCTCCTAAACAAGTTACATCGTACTCTTTACAAATAGGTGTTGCATCCATCCCGGTAATGGTACAATCATCCGAGCAATCTGTTACATCAATGTCGCATTTTTGGGACCATTCCAGGGAAATCTTTTTTTCCTTTCCGGAGTCTTTTAACTCAACCAGGTTTACACCTTGCTGATTTTCGAGTACTGCCAAAGCACTTTGAACGTTTGCAATATAATCTTTTTTGTTTCCAGCATTCTGCCAGCGGTCTGCGGCCATTGCTTGTACTACTGCTAAATAACCGCAATCAATTGTTGCTATATCAGACATTTTAATCTAAATTTGAAGCTTGATATTTTTTGTAAACCTCACTTTGTTCTTGTATTGTCTTCGCATTTTTCGAAGCCTCCAAAAACTCGTCTCGGCTTTTAAATGTCCCTGTTTGATTCTGTTGCTGAGTATTTTTGTTAGCGGCATTTTCACGTTCGTTAGCCACCTTTTTATCAAAGTATTTTGAAGCTAACAAATTTACGTGATCCTTGAATTGAATAAGTTTTCCGTGCTTATCTTCTAAAGGCTTGTTTTCTTTGTCGAGAAGTACCGGATTACCATCATCATCAAACGAATAATTTACCGATTCAAGTTCACGTTGCATCACTTCTTTCAAAGCTGCGGCACGATCATTATTCTCAGGTAAAACATATCCAGTTTCAAGTTCTTTAAAGGCCAACTTAGCAACTTTAGCCAAGGTTTCTTTCCGATTCCACTCGGATTCTTTTTCTGCGAGTTTTGTCCCCCATTCCGTATCTTTAGCTTTCAACTGCTTTTCAAATTCTTGCTTTAAAGTCAAATACTTAGGATGTTTTTCAAAATCATCATCCTTAGTCATTTTCTTTTCAAGTTTGGAATTCAGTTCAGCCGTTTGCGATTCGATTACAGCGTCAAGAAGATCCACTCCAATAGCTTCAGATTCAATATTGTACTTAACTTTAATAGCCTTCTCAATTTTGGAGGCTCCTTCTTTTAGCCCTCTGTCGTATTGCTGTTGTTGACGCTCACGTGCTTTGGCTATTCGATTAGCATCTAAATCAATGGCTGGCGTTAAGTCTATTAAATCTCCTTCAGTATTAAAAAGCCCTGAAATGGCCTCGGAATCCATATTTAAGGTTTTGGAAAAAAACCCTGTAAGTAATTCTTTTTCTTCAACTTTCATTTTCTGAATCAGATTTATTTATTTTGCGTTTTTGAATAATTTCTTCAGGCACAATCTTAACCGGCTTATGAACCTTTACGACTATATATTTTTTTAGCGTATTATTTGCCTTCAATGTGTCGTAAACTTCCTCATCTACAACATGCGTTCTTCCTGTTATTTTTGACTGTAGTTCGTACATCATTTTTTTGGCCTCCCAGGTTTATTTTTTATTTCTTCAGGAATATCTTTTAGTTTAGGCTTTATGATTTCATCAGGAACGGGGTTTACTGCATCCACAACCTCCCCGGCTACCATTTTTTTTTGGAGTATGCTAATATCTGGAATGTTTGTTTGTGGCTGTTCTGATGCTGATCCAATTACCCAACCATATTTTCCCGTCGGCATATTAGACCATTGAGTTTCTGAAAAATTGCGAGTTATACCGTTTTTAGTTGCTGTAATCATCGTAATATATTTTTGTTAAAATTAGTTTGTTTATTATCTTTTATAAGTCTATATTTGTAGACAAAACCAATATATGCAACTAAACTCAATTCTATTAATAAAACTTCGAAACGAGCGCAAAATATCTCAAGAAACCTTAGCCTGTGAATTAGACTGCCCAAGATCTTTAATAAGTAAGATTGAAAGTAAAGCAGGACATAAGAGTATTGCTTTATGTACAGCTTATAAGATTGCGAAGTATTTTAACGTGAGTATTGAATCTTTAATTGAATAATTATTTTATTTCATTTTTATTCATTTTTCAACTCAGGCCTCAATCTTTCCGCCATTGATTTAGTTATCCAACTCAATTGATGCCTGCAATTAAAACCACCGCAATCTATTTCTGGACTGTAATTTGGGAAATTAGCTATATACGAAGGCACCTCACCTGGTCCCGGGCTTTCGGTAGAATCTTTCGGCAGCTTCCATTTATCGAAATCAGCTATTTCATCTCTTGTAAATACTTTGTTTTCATGTTCCTTGCAAAAATCTCTTGAGTCTTTAATTAAACCTCCCTGATAAATTGCATAGTCCATCCTGAATTCATCTGCTACCGTCTTACCATAAGCTCTATCGTATTGTTGATAAGAATCATACGCAAATGTTCTATAATATTTCTCAAATCCTCCACTTACTTCAGGTGTCCCAACTATTTTTGTTTTAAGATATTCTTTATAACTTGCTAGTGATTGTTGTCCAGTAACGTTTTGTATAATAGATTGTTTTAGTTCTGTGAGCAATGTCCTATCCGTAACAAATGAATCAAGGAAACCTCCTGTTTTTACTTCACCATTTTTTGTAATGCCAAGTCTGGCACTCATGAGCTCGTTGGTGCCAGACATGACTTTATCAAAACGTTTTGACGTTACATCGTTTAAGGATATTTCACTAAAATAATCATTGTTAAACTTTGAAAGTCCTAAAAATGACTGACCTAAATCTTTCACTACACTTGCTTGAGTTGTATTGTTAAATTTCGTATAAACATTGTCAAGCTTCTCAATGAGCCGAAGGTTTTTTGCAGTGTTTAATATTTGGCCATCTTTGGTTTCTATCTCGGGAATAATTTCCTCTATAAACTGTCTTAATAACTCTTCCTGCATCTTAATAACAGATGACTCAAGACGGCTCCTGTTGTCGTCTATATAAGCCTGTTTTTTATCAACAATATCCTGGATCTTATTTGGAAGTTTAGCCATTTTTCAGATATTCTTTTTTAAGTCTGCTGTATGTTGTGAGGGCCGTTTCAATATCCCAATCCAAATTTATATAATTAAAATACTTTTCGATAGCCTCTTTTGTCGTGATAGTAGGAACAATATGTTTTTGTGCCTCAACCCAGAAAAACATTCCAATCGTTTCAAAGTTTTTTTTATATATCTCAGGTATTATCCCGTTGATTCGTTTTGGCATATTGATAGCGGTTATATTCGTTAGTTGTAAGGTCGTGGTAAATCGGTTTTGGCATAGTATTAAGTGTTTTACTCCCACCTCCGATATGATCAACCACAGAGCCGCAATCTAGCATATGCTTAATGCCTGCCTTTCTCAATTGATCCGAATAAACATCATCGGAACACCAGAATTTGCGAGACTCATCTAACTTCCCAATAATTCCGATTAAGTCTCTATGTACCACAATACACCACCCTAGTAATTCATGACCAACCCAATATCCGTAATGTATTGATCCGTCTTTTTTATATCCGTGCCGGTGCTGAGAATAACTAGAAAAAGGAGACGCAGAAAGTATATTATTTGCTTTCATTGTGTCAATTATACTCTTCCACCCTTTTTGGAACATTATATCATTATTGCAAAGTGCTATATATTCTGTTTCTGTGTGAAGTATACCGAAATTAAGGCAGGCATTGTAATTAAACTCTTTTGGCCAAAATAAATTAACCTTAGCATCTTTATAAGGTTGTGAGTTAATGTGAGTTTCCACAATAATACAGTCAACACCTGAGCTAATTATTGCCTGTCTGGTTATCTGTTTATGATAATCTGATTTGCTGCAAGCCACAATTACGCAAGATATATCACTCATAAATGATACCCCCCAGTTTTATTAACCGTGCCCATCCAATCATGACGAAAATAGATCTTTTCTTCGTTTCTAAAATCGTTATGTATCCATTCACAATGTTGTAATATCCTTTCCTGTCCCATGTTATGTATAGCTTTCATTGTTTCAATCATTGGCGCGCCATGTTTAATTGGCAATGGCCAGTTAATAGCGATGTTTCGATTAATTAACATAAATGCAGGATGAAGATAAGCATACCCTAATTCGTTTTTATCGCTTTCTCTAAGTCCGATTGCGCCTTTTCTTGAGCCGATGTTAAACCCTCTATCGTCAACCCGTTGTATGTCTCCCACTCCATATGATTCTTTTTTGAGTTCGGCCTCCAATAACTCAAGAAACCCGCCTTTGTAAATAATGACATCACTGTCAATAACCAGGATTTTATCGCAAGCCATTGCATTAAAAGCATAACCCATACCGGGACCGTGATGAATATTACCGTTGAAATGATGTATTTCAATATTATCAAACTCATTAAGTAAAACTTTTGCTTCTTCATATTCTTTTTTATCTGATCCATCGACTATAAGTATTTCATTGTCGTAAAATTGCCTAAATGATTTAACCATTGCATATATTAGGTCAGGAGTGTTATAATTTACCGAGAGTACTTTTGTTTTCATATATCATAACCTTTAGATCCCGGATGCGGCGGCAAATGACAAACATAATAACCAGGTGTATTTATCTTTGCATGATTTGGATATTTTTTCACCAATTGTTGATTAAAATAGAAGTCATGAGCATAACCGGTATAACTAGACCAGTTAACTTCAAGTTCGCGTTTAAAACAAACATTTGAAGTTCCGTTCATACCTATCCTTCTGATATTACATATACGTTCGTTCCATGCTCCATTTACCAATATATAGTCATTCATGCATACCCAATCATAATCATTTAACTGAGCCTCTATTCTGGCTAAATAATCGGGTGCGTAATAATCGTCAATATCAAGATAAATACAGTAATCCCCTTTGGATTCAAATTTACCACAGTCCCGAGCTATTCCGCTCCAAAATTCCTGTTTGGGAATATAATCACAATATATCTTTTTATTACCTTCATATTTTTTACATACAATTTCAACGGTTTTTTCGCATCCGTCAGCTATAATTATTAGTTCCCAATCATCAAATGTTTGATTGATTAACGAATCAATAGCTCTGAGTATTTTAGTATCTCGGTCCTTTGCAGCTCCTTGATATTCGCCTAAATATGATTGCATGATAACTGAGAATTTAGGCATGTACTTTTGATTTAAACATTAGTGTCCATGTTGTAGGTATACAATTATTTTGCAAATATTCTGTTTCTTTTTTCATTAGTTCAAATCCGTTTTTTTCAAATAAGTTTATCCATTCGATGGTTAGTTTTATATTAACATGGCCCCATTGTTCATCGAATTCAGGAGTATCTTTATGAGGTGTTGAACTGAATAAGAAGTATTTGCATTGATTTGCTAAATCAGCAATAAAAGGTAATAGTTTTTCATCTTCAATATGCTCAAAAACCTCTATTGAGGTAATAAAATCATATTTTTGTTCAAAAGTAAATTTAGCTTGCGTAAAATCTTCCTTTATCCAACGCTTTACCCCATATTTTTCTTGTAAATCTATGCTATATTGATTTAACTCGCAAAGGGTAGCTTCAATTCCATATTCCTGAAGTATATACGTCAACGGGCTATTCCCTCCGCCTAAATCCAGATGAGTATCAATATAACCAGCATGAAATTCTAAGATAAACTTAGCCAACTTTTCATGCACTTCATAAAACCCCTTATTTGATCCTCCAGGATAAAGCCCGTGTTCTATTTCCCAATCGAAAAACTCTTTGTCAGTAAATCTCATAGTGCAGTTTTATATTTAGCGATCTTTAGTAATTTTGGATAACTTAACTTTATAATACCTAGCTTTTTAGCTTTAGAATTATACTCTTCCAGAAATCTATATCCAGGCACAACCGCCAATTGGCCGTTTTTATCAACCGGGAGTATAAGATACTGAACTTTGTTTTTGTTTGCTAATCTATCAGCCTTTTTAATAAGCTTAGGCAGGGAATCTCTCTTAAATAGATCGATTAATTTTTTAAACATAATTTACGCAGTTTGTTTGTTAGTATTTAAATCCAATTGCATCACCTGTTTTGGCTGCTCATCTTGAATGTCTTTTGATAACTGATCAACTTTAGCCTTGACTAATTCCCATATCTTTGCAGGCTCTAAATCATAAATCCAAGGGGTAACTTCTTTTTCCAGGTCCAGCCATATATTTGCGTAGTTTGAATAAAGAATTTGGTTGAATTTGGTTGTAAGTCCTGACGAGAAGAAATACCGAATATCATCAGAGGTATATCCCTTAAAAGGGTTGAACAATTGCTGTGTTTTGATCTTTTTCAATTCATCTGCCCTGTCGGAATAAAGAATTTCATTTATATCATCCTCAATAGCAGAGATAGTAGGTACTGATGCCTTTGAGTCATATGCTGTTTTTAATTCTGTCATGAGTTCTATCAACGATTTCAATTTTAAATCGCTTGGAAACTTATGTTGAATGATGATATCGGCTTTGTTTTTTACAACCTTTACATTGTCAGTAAAAACAGCAATAAAGTAAACAACATGCTGCCAAACTTCTGAGTATCTACGACAAAATGTATAAATAGTATCATTCATATTATCGTTATCCAGAAGTTTTTCAGTTGCCGTTTTTACAGCAACTGGCTTTAGAGAAATGTCAGAATTAAATATCGTCGTATGGATTTCTGTTTTTAATTGATTGATATAATCTTTTAAAAATGTAAGAAGCTCTATTGGAGGTGTCTTAGTAATAGATAAGTTATCTAAATTAAACATTTCGGCCGGGTCTCTTGGCATTTCCAATTCAAATACGTCTTGAGATCCCTTATGAACCTGAGCCTTGCCAGTACCGTGACATATATGGCATTCATTCCCATCCGGTAAAAATCCCTTATCACAATGAGGCGCATTACAGGATGATACATATCTAAAACGTTGGGGAAATGCTGTCATGGCCATTGCCTGGTCAAGCTCACTATTATTTTTAAGGGTTTTACGCAAATATGGTAATGCGCAGTCGAATACACCAACAAATGTTTCGTAATTAGTTGCCGGATCTTGAATGTACCCAAATTGGATTGCGGCCGGGGTTAAATTGGGATCAGTATCTGCCTTAACTTCGTATATTATGATTTTAAACTTCTGTCGTGTTGGGTAATCGAATTCAAAAAATTCAATCCCATATTCTGTATAATCCGTTCCTACCTGTTCAAATACAATAGTCTCGTTTCCGTTATATAGTGTGTATTTAAACCCGTCATATTCTACTCCTTCCTGAATAAATTTGATATCCAATCTTACAATAACATAATCAATTATTCCGTTAATGTAATTATAATCAACAACATGAGAAGATAAGGCAATAAAAGGATAAGGCTTAATCTTTGTTAATTGATCATTAGACTCAAACTCAGTTATTAAAAAGGCGTTAGGATCACAGAAATTATATTCTAAAAGAACTGATTCAAGATATTGATCTAAAGATTTATCACCATTGTATACTGATATTAAATCATTTAAATTTTTACGTCTGGTTTCTGAGTCTGTTGATTCAAAGTCTATTTTCCTGATTAACGGTGTTTTTCTGCTGGCTTTTTGAAAAGGTAATTTTGTGCTGTTTAATATTGATTTCGTAACGTGGTTGGTAATATTGCATCGTTGCTTAAATTCATCCATATCCTCACGAGATACTATTCTTTGCAGTCTTCCATCTAGGTTCCCTGTGTAATAATCGTAGTATTCTTTTGCTAACGCTACTCGATGATCATAATATTTAAGTTCGGATTTATTCTTTACAATTTCTTTTAAATAATCGATTATAAGTTCAGGTGCCATGTTTTTTTTGTAAAAGTATATAAAAATTTATTTAATAAAAAAACTTTTGAAACACTCACAAATGAAATACTCAAAATTATCTCCAAAATGGCCGTATTTCTGATACTTATCTTTAGTTTCGGGATCAGAAACGATATGTTTGTCCTTACCTCCGTTAACTAAATCTTGTTTAGTGTAACTCAAGTCAGAAATCATGTAACTCATACTTTCATCAATTATAATCCTAACAGGTATTTTATTTTCAAATATTCTATTGATAAACTCACGCCTTGAGTCGTTAGTTGGATTTGCTCTAGGAATTCTCATTGATTGATTATGCATCATTGGCGCTAAATACTTTTCTAGATTTAAAATATGGCTTTTTGACTCTTTGGCAATGGTACTTCCGGCTTTACCAGTAGCATCTCCATACACAAACAGTCTTGATTTATGTTTGTGCTGATACCTGGCTAAAAAAGTATTGCACATTTCTTCATCGCTATTTCTAGGATTTTTTAAGGCTATTTCATCAATGCCATAGACATAATAAATCCCGTCTTTTTCTTCAACTTGCCATATCGAACATGAGTTGTAAGGTACGTAATTAAAATCAAAGCTTATGTGAAGTGGTTTTTCAGGATCGTATGAATTCTTCCCAACATTTACAACCCTATCAAATGATGAATAATATTCTGAACCGGTTTGAGAAAATGGATTGGCATATATGAGCGTTTTAAATTTCTCTTTGGTCCAATCAGTTCTTTTATTCTCGATGTAATTATTTGGAAGATTATGTTCATTGTGATAAGTAGAGGATATGACACATAGTTTATTGGTCATTCGCTTCACAAAGTAATCATTTTTATCATAAATCTTATCCTGAATCTGTTGAATGTTCTTGTCAAGTTCAAACCAATTATTTATCCAATCAACCTTGGCCGGGGATGTTGAAATATAAAGCGGACAACATGGCTTATCTGTTACTTCATTCGTAAATTGATCATCTTTGATATAAATCCCTTTTTGCCGTAACCTGGCAAGAATAATATCTTTTACATCATCTTCTTTTGTGTCCTTGGTTTCGTCAAGAATAGCCCATCCAAATTCTTTGCCGTCATGGGCCTTTGCGTTATCCATCGATCCTAAAAATATCGTAGCACCATTTACGAACGAAATTATTTTATCGTATGAAATAAATGAATTGTGTAGCTTAGTAAAACATTTTGGAGGTTGTTTATTTACAACGTAATGTCCTATTCCGGTTTTATCCTCATATTCGTATATCCCTATACTTTTCCAAACTTCTCTTATACGGTATGTTGTTGAGGTATTTAATTGATCAAAAGTATTGGCTCCGATGAATCCAAGCACACCAGGGAATTTTTCAATAAATTTATAAGCAATATGCCCGTCTAAATGAGTCTTGCCAGATCCTACGCCAGCGAGGAAAAGATTAATTTGATAGGTTGAAATTAATATTTGAAGTTGAGGTAATGAAAACTGTATTTTTGAATTTGTTAAATTTTCACTCGACCGGTTTGTCATTTTATAAAGTAAATTAGCCTTTTTTCTTTAAATTTTCAACCACATGATCGGGAATTGAATAAGTAATGGTAGGAATATTATTTAAGGTCCCATCAGGATTGGAAATATCTATCTTTGAAGGCGCATCCCAGCCCATCATCGTATTAATAGAATCTAGGCTTTTCTGTTTATTATATAGTTTTATCTTTACATATTCTACTTCTTTAGGTTTATTTTCAACCTTATCGAAAATAACGCTCACTTTTGTGCTTATTTCTTCTATGCAGGCCTTTTGATCCTCTGTTAAAAGTTCAAAATCTTTCTTTCCCATCCAGGTCAAATGAAGATGGGCAATAGATGAAAACGCTATTTTTTGATGCTCTTGCAAAACCATGAGCGGACTTATACCGGCCACCTCGGCCAAATTTTCCTTTAGATATTTTATAAAGTCCTGAATCTTAGCATAGCTTAGCAACCTTGAAGAATTAACAGCGGCAACATCTTCGCTATCTACCTTGTAAACATCTTTGTATGATTTAGTTCCGTTCCAATCGAAAATATATCTTTTGCAAAATGATTTCTGTCTTTCATTTAATTCATTTCCTATATTATCGTCAATGGATTTAATAGTCTTTACCTTTTTTTTGACAGGAGTTTTATTTCCTGGTGTTACTTTAGTTTTTACCGTCTTAGGTATAGGTTTTTTATTCCACATGTCAATTCAAATAAAATTTGTGAAACGCATGCTTTTTATTTTTACGAGGCAAAGCGATTTTCACACGCTCAATC